CCCAAGCACTGTCCTCTTCTCGTGCTTTAATATCCTTAGTGAGATTCTCAGAGCGTCGTTCAGCTAAGAAGTCAGCAACGTCAATACCATTCTCTTTCCTGTACTCTTGGAAGTCTTGTGGTATCTTAGGGATATCTACCTTTTCAAATTCGATAGGTCCTTTAGGAGTAGCTGTGACTACTTTCTCTTTAAGTTCTGGAACAACCGGAGGAGCCTTCTTAGTTCCATCTAGTGCTTGCTTACCCTTAACAGCACCATAGATCATTGGTAGAGCATCTATAGTTGTGTGCAAGGCTGTAGCCATAGTAGCAGAGAACTCTGGACTATAACCCAATCCTGTAAGCTTCTCTTGTACTTTACTACCAGCCATCTCTGCACCTTTATCAAGGTATTCAAATGGAAGTTGTAGAACATGAGATACAGTTTTACCCCACTCTGTTTCAGGTAGAGCAGTCTTTTCCATAACCTTCTGGAAGTAGTCTACAAAAGCATCAGGGTCTTGTTTAGCAAGGGCACCTACAGTACCAGCAACTCCACCAGCAGCAGCCCTAGGAACAATGTCCAAGAAGTTAATAGCTGCCTCGATAGTACCAGCACCATAGTTCTTAATTGCCCCATCTTTTTTTACAGCAGCCTTCTCTGCAAAAGGGTCGACAATCCCCCCGGCCATCGGGTCTTTTATTTCTTGCTTTGCAAAAGGATCAATGATTGCCATACTTACTTTCGAAGAAGTCTTTTAGTTCCTTTTCAGAAGCATTTGGGTTTGCTCCTTTAGCCTTAGCATACCAATCATTCCATGTAACAGCAGCAGTTTTAGTTTCTGCTTTAAGAAGATCGGCCATTCCTTGATACTTACCATCTTTAATACGACTAACAACTTCTTCTTCGGCAGCATACTGTGCTTGAGTTGGAGACATACCACTCTTAGATAATTCGTAAGCTCTGCGATCAATGTCCTCAGATGCTCTAACTTTATCTGCGGTACTATCCAGATCATCAAATTCAGGAAGTGTACTATGTGCAATCATAGCTGTCTCAAGTTGCTTACCAGAAAGAGCAGTGTATGCTTTACCCTTATCAAGTCTTTCTCTGGCAATCTGATCCATGTTATTCATGTGTTGCTTTCTAGCAACATCCATTTCTTTTTGATGCTGATCCTTATCCTCAACAGCTTTAAGGCGACGTTCAGACAAATCTAAAGTCATACCATCCCGAACAGTCTTGGATTGACGTGAGAGTTGTTTAAATTTAGCAGCGGCTTCTGGTCCCCATGTTCTAAATTCTTTGGGAACAACCATACCATTACGTGCAAGTTCTGGAAGAGCCGCATCTAAATCTTCTTGTGAATTGATCCCTGAAAGAATCTCTCCGTTGATTTCCATTTGTGCTTTTTTATTAGAAAGCATACTGGACTGATTCTCGAAAGCTTTACGTTTTACATCTTGAGCTTCCTTAATAAAGGCCATTCCTTGTGCGGGATTAACCGCCATCAGACGTTGTCCTAATTGGTACATCTTACCAGCTTGGTTATCTAAACCCTGTTGTTCATCCTTACCAGCACGTTCTCCTTCTTGTGAAGAGAATGCTTGACGCATAAGATTACGTTCAAGTTGTTGGTCTACTAGTTCTTGCTTCTCTTTAGATAACCTGAGAAGTCGTTCTTCTTGTTCTACAGGAAATCTTTGGGCTTGTTGATTTCTCTCTTGTTGCTGAGAAGTTAAAGCAGAGCCTGCTTGAAGCCCTTGCATCATACCTGAATAAAGTCCTCCAGCCATTATAGTATCTCCCGGTTAAACAAAGCCACCACTCCCACCACCAAAGCCATATTGTTCTAGCCCTGCTCCTATACCAGCATCGGTAGACTCTTTCCAAAGGTTCTCATATTGCTGTTGTTGTTGCTCAGCTCCAAACTTACTTTCAGCTAAACCAAATTCATCTCGTTGCAGACCAAGTTGTTCTTGCTTCATTTTGATACCAGCAAGTTCCATCAAGCGGGTCTGTTGAGCTGAATACTGAGATTCCACTCCTTGCATACCTTGTAGAAGACGATTAAACTGAGCACCATATTCTGTAGAAGCCATCCCTTGCCCGTACTGAACAAGTTCTTGTGCAGCAGCACCGGAACCTAAGAGTCCTTTTGATGCTTGACTTCTTTCTAAAGCTTGTTGGCCTTGCTTAAATCTAAAATCATAAGATGGATCAGAAGGACTAAATTGTCCTTGCATCATAGATGTTAGTTTGTCTCTGTAGACATTAGAAGGATCACCTGCTCCTCCTGCGCCGCCACCTTGACTCAGCCCCCCAGTAAAATCTTGTCCACGACTTTGCTGTGCTTGGTATTCTGCTGTATTAATAATAGCCATTATCTAATCCCCTCTTCCACGGTGAGTTCTAAAGCCTCTACCCGGATAGGTTGGTTATCATAGTTAATCATATCAAATGCTCTCCGACGACCTCTTCCAAGGCGAGTTAATTGGCTTCTCTGGGCAGACATATCTACTGGACGGTAAGCACTCCATGTCTGATAATCATCATTACTGTATCTTATATAAGAGGTAGAGGATACCTTGTCACCAATAATTTCTACTCTAGGAAAGAACTTTTGCTTGTTATCACCAGCATCAAACTTAGCTGTTCTAACTCTAAACTTAATAGGGACAGCGCCATCAAGGTATGCACCCGCATCGATAGCAAAAACATATCCTGTGGTAGAATCTTGAACTAAATCAAAACCTCCTCCAGATGTGTACGAGGCCATATTAAAGTAAGTTTCTAAATATACTGTGGAGGTTGCACTACCTACGTATGTACCCGGATTAGTTGCAAGAGTGTATGTAAAAGTATTAGCATCTACTACATTAATAACGTAAGTTCCGTTATATCCTGTAGGATTACTAGAAGCAACTACAATACAATCGCCATCTAAATATCCATGTGTAGCTACTGTTGCTGTTACTTGCCCATTCGCCCAAGTAGCGGCAGTAATATTCTTAGTACCGTCTAAAGCAAGTTGTGTCCATTTAGACCATTGGCCAGACACAAAATCATAAACCAAAGTAATTCCTGTAGTTCTTAAAGTAAGAAAGTAGAAACCATGCCCTGAAAGTTTGATACAATAAGAACTAACATTTGCTAAACTATCTGCATTAAGAACTCGATCAATAGCTGGTGTAGAGATTACTTGTGGGGTAGTTCCATCCATACGATAGATACTTCTACCCTTAGCTTTACTTACCCCCATAAAGAATAGGGTATTCTCAACTTGAGCTACAGATTCTGCATTAGCACACCCGATTTCCAGCATGGCAGAAGTATATGGAAGCAAAGGACTTCCTGTAGGATTACCAGCATCATAGAAGAACTCAGTTGAATACGAACTGAAAGCGACAATTAAGTTAAGTTGCCTAGCAAGCATAACTCCGCCATCTGGTTCCATTCTACTTTGAATAACATTTAGTGCAGACCATGTAGTAGGATCATCTATAGCACTACCATAAATACTTCCTGCTGGTGTCATTACATAGTAAGTGCCATCAAGGTACACAATACCTCGAACTGTAGTTGCCGGGTAGTTAGCAGAAGTAATAGCATTAAAAGTAGTACCATTAAAGTAATAGGCATTGGTTGTATTCTTATATACAAACCCGGCACCAATACCATTCTGTTCAATAAAATCAAACATTGCCATTAGAATCCAACTCCCATTGCTGCATTAATGACACCACCAAGAGTACTTAAATTAGTAACTGCTCCAAATTTATACCAGTAACAAGGAGTGGTATCGAATGTTCCGTACTTAGCTATTCCTATAATAGTATCTCCAGAAATCCCCATAGTGCTAGTTCCTAATGTAGCAAAAGAGGAAAGAGAGGTTGGTGTTAGTGTAGCTACATCCCAATAGACTGGGAAGTCATGCGGGGTACTATTACTTACAGTACCTGTAATTATCCCGTTAGAGATTCCAGAAGCTGTTGACCACGGATTAGCACTGTAGTGTAAGTCATGTAATGTTCCAGCAGCATCCCAATAGCAAGCATGTGGGTTTGCTCCAGATACAACATATCCCACTATTAAATTACCATCAATTGCAAGAGCTTTTCCACTAGTATAACCAGCATAATTAAGGAGAGTCTGCCCTCCTCCGATAGTCCATTTACAAGGAGCACTATTATCCTCTCCTACAATTGTACTTCCAGATATAGCATACGCAATACTTACAGCACCTGAATGTGGGAGATCGTATCTAGTATAGGCAGAGTCCCAATAACAAGCAATTGAACTATGGTCACCAACGATAAAGTTACCATCTATTCCTCTAGCAGTAGAGGTTGTTCCAATAAGATGTGGAGTATCATTAATATCCCAAGCACAAGCATTAGTTCCCGGAGGACCTACATAACCTACTTTAATTCCATTACGATTAGCGAGAACCCCGCCAGTGGTATATCCCGGAGGATATGCAAGCATCACTCTTACTCTGTTCTCATCCCAGTAACATGGTTGTGCTACTTGTGGGATAGCTGTATTAGCTACATATCCAGTAATAATTGGAGGGTTTACACTTGCTGTAAGAGTACTAGTCCCTGTTAATGTTGCTGAAGTTTGGAAGTATAATTTGTATTGAAATACAGTATTATCCAAGAACACAGAAGTTATAGGAGGGCTAGTTCCAACTGTAGGGGTATATTGTAAAGTACTTCCTACGGTAAGTGGATACCCACTATTTGTAAAGTATTGTCCAATGACAGGTGTTCCAAAAGGTGCAACTTTAACCCATCTAAAATCGTCACTATAAGGACTTGGAATATCGTATACTACATACCCCTTGTAAGCTGTTATAGGAGAAGCTGTAGGCGTGGATAAACCACTGTCCCAATGATACACAGTACCGCCGTAATAGAATACTCCATTAGCTACACCAGCGCCAGCATACTGGGCAAGAATAGCTGGTCTTTTAACAGTGAATGATTTGTCATTAAAAGCATTACTAACTAGGGAGTCCTTAGTATTAGAACCATCTCTAGTTTTAATATCTATCTGAGTAGGAAGTCTAACTTTAGCCATTAGGATTCAGTTACCACTAAATTACCAGCAGCTATCTTAGGTGTTGCACCAATTCCAAAAGTTATAGGAGCACCAGCAAGAATACCAGACCACAAGACTTCTCCTGCACCAGTAGCAGCAGTACCAACAGAGACATAACTAGCTACAGGACTACCTGTATTAATAATTGGGAAAGCTATTGTATTAGCATTGGTGGCAGAGGTTCCAGTAACTGTCCAATCTCCTGCACCTATACGAGATAAAGCAACTCTAGCATATCCTGTGTATGTAATCTCAGTAGAAGACTGCGTAGTAGGAGAAGCTGTGTGTAGTGCAATATATACATTAGAGATAGCTTCCCAAGAGAAAGCAGTACTATTAAACATCTTCTTTAATACATCATTACTAAAAGTTGTGCCTTTTGCCATTATAAACTCGACAGTAATACAACATTAGGAGTGGTAGCAGTATGTCCAGAATCCCAACAGTACACATTTAAACCATACACAAATATACCATTAGCTGTACCAGCACCATTTATTTTACTTATTCTACCTGCCCTTTTATACACATAGGAGATACTCTCAGACTCTGCTTCTGCGAAGCCATTTACAATAACACTATCTTTACTAGTATCAGAGGAGCGAAATTCTGCTGTATTTATAAGAGGAAGACGAATATTAGCCACGAGTAATACCTACTTGGGGGTCTATTGTAAAGTAGACATTAGTATCTTCTTGAGAAGAAGCAAAAGCAAGGTCAATGTGATGCTCTGCTTTTTGTTCATAATAAGGAATCATTTTAGCATCAACTCCATATTCTACACAAAGATCAGCAGCCAAACCCCATTTAAGAGCTTGAAAGAACTCTTCTGGAAAGTCAAAGTTATCTGTACTAGAAGTCATATCATAGAATTGCCGTTGAATTCTAGCATAGATTGTATGGGTAGAATCCGAAGGAACATTAAAGACATACAGAGTTGCGTTAGGTTCTTGTCTATCAAAATAGAATTGATTAGGAGTCCCAGCAGAAGTCTTACTTCCCTGTTCATCATATTCTTGTCTAGATATTGGCGTGAGTACAGTATCTAAGTTATTACTATCCCTAATAAATGCAGAGAACATCCCAAGAGGACGAGACATAACAATAGCACCTGTACCTGTCGCAGTAGGTCCTATTTGATATGATAATACTCCAGTAATCATTGGTATCTGTAGACTTTGTACAACCCACAATGGTTGATCTACTGTGGACCATCCCTTAATCATAATGTTAAGAGCTTGAGAACAATTAGTATAATCTTCTGTATTTGGTGTTTCACCAGTACCAATGACTCCAAGCACACGCAAGGCAGCCTTAATGATATCATCACGAGTGACTGTGAATACGTTAGTGCCTGTTGTTGGCATTTAAAGAGTACCTCCGGGTGTTGGGGTTAAGCCTGATGCAACAGCAGTAAATACGTCTGGACTTTCATCTCTAGACCACGGAACTTTCTGGACATCCTTAACTCCACGTACAAACTCTTGGGCATTACGGGCTTCCCAATCTTTTGAACAAACCCACAATCCATTCCATGTTTTCTTTAACTCATGTGACTTATATTCAAAACCACATGTATCACATATTGCATTCCAACTACCAGAAGCATAATATGTATTAGCCATTATTTTTCTCCAAAGGCTTGCTTACCATCAGGCCAGCCTCCAAATTTACCTTTAGTATCATATGTACCAGACATCCCATGATGTGCATGATGTGCAGGAACATTATTAGCAAGAGATTCTATAGAGGACTTACCGCTCTTCTTAGCCCCTTTACCAGTAGACTTAGCTCCTGAGGACTTTCCTCCTCCCTTACTTCCTCCACCAGATGGTGCACTACCACTTGTAGGAGCTTGTGCCATTACTTATCGCTTGTAGCAGAATCAATATCTCGGCGCTGCTTAGTAAGATAACTTGAAATACTTCCAGCAGCCTTAGCTACCATACCTGTTCCAAGAATTTTTGAAGCAGTATCTCGACCAGAAGATGTTGGTGTAGTCTTTCTTTCTGCTCGGTTCTCAGCACGTTCTCTGGCATCCCTATCGAAACTAGATTCTCTATTTTTCATCGTTGGCATTATTTTATTGCTCCTTTTTTAGTCCTAGCAAAACTTCTATTCTTTGTAGCACTAACTACCCTAGTGTTAGATGGGGCAGTAGAGCCTCCCTTAGAGAGTGGTTTCTTATGGTCAACATCTTTACCATCTCCTTTAGAAACTCTACCAGCCTTTTCCATTTCTCCCCTAGCTGAGTTACGTGCAGCACGTTGTTTCTTAGCTTTGGCAGAAGAATGCTGTGTAGCATACTCTTGCTTGTAGTCTCTTTTATAATTAGGGGATGAGGGCATTAGAACCTTTCGACAGCGGCCAAAACATAATCCACAGTCAGCAATGAAGTGCCTGTATGGAATGAGTTAGAAAATGCTGGTGCCAACAGAATAGTAGAGGCGGGGAGATTGGCCAAAGAAGTACCAAGAGTACCATTAGGACCTACAGTGCCAATACAAACATTGTTAAAATACACATACAGAAGAGTCTTACCATCAAAATAGAAGGAAAGAGTAATCGTCTGGCTTGCTGTAGGAACAGTAGTAGCAGGTAGGGCAATAGTAGTAGTAGAACCAGCAGCAGCCTTAATTACCAAAGACCACACAGTTGCGGTAGTAGCCTTAGTAAACCATACACCATCTGTAGCACCATTGAAAGTTGTAGGAGTGCCCTTCATCAGACCAATAGCATAGTCAGGTTGTGCTACTGTTGCATCCAAAGTAACCCTAGCATGGAACCATGTTTGCAAACCACCAAGCAAGGAAGTAGCTGGGTTGAAGTTAAATGAGGGTTGCCCAATGATGGATTCAGTACCAGATGTTGCAGTAGTAATTACAATTGCACCACCAAGAGTTGCAGCAGTTGCTGCTACACTAGAACCAGCACCACCAGCAGTGACAGTCCAATCACCAGCAGCATAAGTAAAGAAGTCATTGCTATACACAATGTTCTTAACTGGGTCTGGCATAGGGAAATTACCAAGGGGATGTGTCAGGCGCTCAGTTGAGACACCAGAGGGAAAACGAACGGGAGTTGCCATTTTAAAATCCTTTGACGTTGAGTATCAACGAGGTTTCCCTCGTCAAAGAGTTATTGCGGTTTTTTAAGTTTCTTTACTTCTTTATGGGCACGGCCCGGTTTCTTTGCTTTACCTTTAGGCATGATTATTTCTTCTTAATGGGAGGAACTTTCTTATCTCCACGCTTCTTCTTTTGTAGACCACCAACAGTATTCATTATATCTCCTTTAAAGGAAGCACTGGGACTTATATAAGCATTGTAATCTTAATGCCCAGATGCTGAGTCACCTAATGATTAAGGACCATTCGATCCGTACACACCACGAGGATCAGTCCAACCCACCGAATAACGCTCATACGACTTAGCCTTAGCATTCATCGTATCAAAGTCATTGTCTTGGGTAAAGCTGATACCTTCCCGTTCATAGTACTTCATACCATTAGTAATATTGGTACGCAGGAACCATGCTTGAGGAGAGGTGAAATAGTGGTTAAGTTTAATACCCATTGGCAGAGCATTAGTAGCCTTAACGACATTGATATCGTTATTAGCAGTACCAGTTTGGTAAACACTCTTCAAGATACGATTAGCATTAAACCAGTTTGCCGGAGCAATGTGCAAGCTCTTAGGCATCAAGTTCACCAGCAAGCCACGATCATCTTGGGCCAGCATGGTTTGAGTAATCAAATCTTCCAATGCACTTTCGGACAAGTCTGCATCTACAGCCAAGCGATTAGACCAAGTACCTCCTGAAGTATTAGTATGAACTGTAGAACACAGTTGGATACCATCGCCACCAGTATAGGAACTATTAAATGCCCGATTATAAACACCAGCAGCTACCCGTTCTTTAGTCTGACGGAAGCCCTTAGACAGAGCCGCTGCGCGAGTATTTGCTACAGCAGAGTACAGATTGTCTTGTAGCTCTTCATGAGTTACAATGTAACCCAGAGCATACGCGACGTTAACATAGCGAGTTGTGAAACCCTGAACTTCAGAATCGTATACAACCCCAGCACCCTGAGCCTTGATTGGAGCCAGACCAAAACCAACGATCTGTACATCTTCTTCATATGCTTGAGTAGAGTTAAACGTATCAAAAAGATCAGTGTACTCTGTTACGTGTTCATTATAAACACGGCCCCACCATGCCTTAACACCGGGCCAGAGGGCCTTCGGGTGGTTACTTGTATTAATGACGCCAGCCATATATATATTCCTTTAATTAAACTGCGAGGTAACTGACAACGGTGCCGGAAGCGCCCGCAGTAACACCGTACTCATGGTAGTTCCATTTGCACAGAACTCGAACATAAGGAGAGGCTGCCGAAGTTACCGCATTATCTTGACGCTGTACTGCACCAATAATACGGATAGGCAGGGTGGCAGTTACTGCTGGGCCTGTCAATACTGTACTAGAATATGGAGCAGAGGGACTCAAAGTAGTCTGATTTGCTGTAATAGTAACAGCAGCATTCATTGACAGTTGGGCTTGTGTGGCACCAGTAGAATCAAATTGTGCTTCAAACACTACATAAGGATCGTCATTTACATACACATACTGAGCACCAGAATTCAGAGGCAAATACTGGCGTTCAAGAGCCAAGGGTACACCTTGGAGAGACAGAGTAACAGGAGGTGTAGCAAAGCCTACAATGATACCGAGAGGCAGCGCAGAAGTGGTAGTAGCACCACCCCACTTGACTACATTACGGATACCACTAGCGTCCGAAGACGACAGAGACATAACCACATCACCGATTGCATAAGTATTACTAGCATCGTTGGGAATTGCGTACAAGTTGCCTTGTTCGTTAAAACCCCCTCCGATAAGCGACTTCTGCGGAGAGAAGCCATTGGGGTTAATTACATTAGCCATACATTAGTTCCTTTTAAATTATCGAATTTTGATGCCGTCTTTAGGAATATACCTATTGCCAGTATCTTCAATCTTACCATTAAGAATTTGGTAGTCAACATCGTCTTGAATCTTTTGAACAAGACGTTGATCTTCTTCATACCAATCTTCTCTAATCTTCATAAGGTAAGCGTACTGTGCAGAACCATCCTCATTCGTCCCAACAAGGCGTCTAACCCTGTTGTCCTTTTCCTCGACACCTACTTCCTTAGGATCAACGAACTCATAGTCTCCAGTTTGGGCTTCATGAATACGCCCCGGAGAGTCATTAACCCAATGTAGGTGATAACCCGGAATAAGAAATGATACGCTTAGTTTAGACCGAGGAACACCAAAAGGAATCCTCGATTTACGTTGTGGTGTTGACACCACTGCATTTTCTTGTACTTCTTCTTCTTTAGCTATGCGAGTCATCTTATCTATTCCTGTTCAAAGTAATCTTTAACGTACTGTTCACGAGTCAGAAGTTTCTGCCCTACGAAAATATCACACTGGGCTTTAACATCAGCAGGAAGATCAGCATAACTTTTCTTCGTACTATTAGATCGTGGAGTACTCTGAGCGCCTTCGACTGCCATTGGGCGCTCCCTTGAGGTATTTTGAAACTTTTCTGGGAAAGCTTCCTTAACTTTTTCTGCAACAGCATCGAGAAATTCTCGCCCGACCAGAGTAGGATTCTCAGCCTTTACAATATCAGCATACCCATTAGAGGCAGCTTGTAAACTCTTATCTTTTGAAAACCAAGGATTCTCTGCTGACCACTCAACAAATTGTTGTTGGTATACAGCTTCATTAGTTTTTACTTCTGGTTTGGGTGTAGTACGAGATGCCTTGAGTTCATCAATAGCATCGTCAATTTCTACAACCGTATCCCCATCTTGTTCTCTAATAGCCTCTTTCTTTTGGGCTTTCAATTCAGCAAGAGCTTTGTCATAAGCTCGCTGTTCAGTCTTTTCATGGAACTCTTTGAACTCACTAACTGCTTGTCGCACAGCCTGTAGTTCACGTTCCAATACGGTATTCTTACCACGAATCTTTTCTAAGTCTTTCCGCAGGAAACCGTTAATCTCTTGTCCACGCCGTAGAAACTCATCAGCATCACGCCATTGGCTTTCATCCCCTTTAAACTCTTCTTTGGGAACCCAACCAAATTGTTGTGCTTCTATTTCTGAAGCGGTTTGAGTTACTTCTTGATTGCCCTCTTCACTCATGATTCTTCCTTATCTAAAACGGCTTTAATGTCTGTATCGTTAATGAGGCGATAAGTTCTTCCATCGCTACCCTTACGAACCATCCCTGAATACTTTGCAAAGATTACTTTATCTCCTAATACAGCTCGCGGATATTTCTCATCTGCCCAAGCTTGTGGAGAAACAGCTACGAGTACGCCGTCTACTTGAGCTAACTGCATCCTCTCTACATCTGAAGGTGATCCAATAATAATACCACCAGCACTCTTTTCTTCTACCTCATCAGGAAGAACAACTACAGTTTCTCCTACTGGGGTAATGCCACTCTTATTCTCTACCATTGCTTAACTCCTCTGTAACCCACTCATAACTAACTTCTAGCAAATCTTGTAGCAATCGAACCTTACCTATAACCTCAGCATTGAGCTGGGCAGTGCCATCTACAGAGTTATCTGTAAAAGCCCCATTAGCCCATTCCTCCTTGGCCAGCTCCCGAAGACTCTTTAGGAACTGAAACATCTGGATTGTTGCCGGCTGGGTTAGCCATTGCTCCCATTCCTCCTTGTTGACCTTGACCACTAGACATCTCCTTATCTATACTACTCAGAATATCCATTGCTTTCAGAATACCATCTTGCTGATTCTTAGCGGCTGAAATAGCCACTTGTAATGCAGCAATCTCATGTCCTGTAGCAATGCCCTTGGCTTCCGCCAATTCTTTAGCTGCCTTAGCTTCCAACTCTTTAATCTTAGCTTTTGACAATTCAAACTCTTGATACAGTTTAGCTTGTGCCAATTTATTCTTGAGTTTAATATCCAACTCTTTAACTTGGTTAGCCATCTGTGCAATGATAACTTTAGGATGAGGTTGAGGAGGAACAGCGTTCTTACCCTTAGGATCAGGAAATACCTTCTCAATATCTGCAACCTTAATAGCTTGCAAGAATCTCTTCTCTACTTCATATTTATCATATCCTTGTGTGGACATCGCTGCTTGTTTAAGCAATTGTGCTTGTTGCATCCTAGTTTCATCACTAATCATATTAGGATCAGATGCTGGAATAATATCTTTTGGAGTTTCCCAGTAGTCTTGCAGAAGTACTTTCTTGGAATCTCCTGAAGTAATAGAGTAGTACTCTACTTGTTCATCAAGATAGACAGCATTAAGTTTATACCACTTACGGAATTCTTCTTTGAGAGAGCGGTGTGTACGCTTAAATATAGCATTGAATACTCGCTGTCCTTCTTGTACTGCATTACGACTTGTCTCTGCTGGTGTATTCTGTCCCGGAGTCTTTCCTACTTGACTATCAACAGCCATCCCAATACGTTCACCATAGTCTACGAGGAGAGATAACAGGTTAAACAGAACAGAACTAGGCTCACGAACAGGGAGAGGAAAAACACCTTTACGCAGATCGTCCCCAGTAGAATCAACTCGCTTCCACTCAAAGGGGCGGAATGAGTTATCACCAGAACGAAACTTAACACCGCGCCCCAGAAAACCCCCTGCCGTATTACTAAGAGTACCCGCGTCAATAAGTTGGTTAATTGAAGTGTTGATAGACTCATTAAGAGGTCCTAACAATGTGCCAAATCCTAAATCATAGAAACCCCCATCTGGACTTGGGATAAAGGGGAACTTGGTATAGTATTGATCTGGTGTAATATGGACAATTACATTCTTGTCCTTCTTGCTATACTCAACTGCACTACGTTGAAAACGCGCAACTATACGAAGAACCATATTTGTATCTTTACGTAGATACACAACATAAGGTTCCCTATATCCGTCTCCATCCAAGTCGATGAAGCAATGCTGTTCCAGAATTTCATATGGCGTTACTTCGTCATGTGGAGGTTTGATAAGACCTTGTGAACGGTCTTTAGCTTCTGTTAGAAGATTATCTGGAGTATCTTGTGGCTTACCATCTTTGTTCCAATCAAGGAAAATACCACGATGGTATCTTTCATAGAGATCATTCTCTGTGAAGTAAAGTACTTGGGTAATGCGGGGGGCTTTTTCAAGAGAAGGGGAATAGTAAGAGACGTATAAATCTTTAGCAAGGACATGCTCAGAAACATTATGACCACAACTAGGATCAAAGTAAGTCTTCTTGAAAGCACAACCAACAATTGCTTGATGTAGGAGCGCTCTATCCATATGCTCTTCCCAACCTTCATCCTCTTCAAGAATTTGAAAGGACATATGATCTGATACTCGGAATGCTCTTGCTGCTTTCAAACCATCAGGATCATCACCAATAGTCCGACACTTAACAATAGATGGGGCTGGGATCAACGTAGGGTAGGCTCTCGCTTGATATTGCATCGCGGCAATAGTAACGATAGGGAATTTTACGTTAGAGGCTCCTTGCCACGGAAATGTCTTTGTCTCAGCAACTTGAAGAGCTAAGTCCATAGACCTCTTTGTCTTCTGTTCCCAGTCAGCACGAGAGTCTTTATCAGCTTGCCAACCAAAGAATGCTTGATGCCCAATTAGATGCAAATCTTCCTCAGATAAATGCTCTGCAAGGTTAGGGGAAGTTAAGATCGTGTTCAGATCAAGAGAGGCAGACAGTTCCATTAATTAATACCCACAGATGTAACTCCGGCCTTGGCCTTCATTGTAAGAGTGAACTTCTTCATTGTATTCTTCATCTTCAGTCTCTGTAGTTGTAGGAGCTTCTGAAATAACATCTAATACCAAACCAATCCAACTGAGGGCATCCACTTGGTCATCGTGGCGGTCTTTTGGAAAGCGGACCATCTCATCTTCGAGAGAGAGATACCATGTTGCTTCTTTGTCGAACTTAACTCCACCAGCTCGTAACCGAGCCTGTAGAGAACGAGCACGGGACAGTTTATCTTTAGTGGGAACCATTGGGTATAGATTGAGGTAGACATTTCTTTGACTCATCTCCTTTTTTAGAAAAGGACCAATCGCCTTTTCAATAGTGCCTTGTTCAACTACAAAGAGTTCTGGTTTGTACCTTTGATGCACTGAGAACATTTCGTTGATGATCTCTGAAGCATCCCACCTGCCCCTTCGTATATCTGTGACTTGCAATTTGCCCAGAGGGTCAACTCCGACAGTTGCGATGACCGTGTAGTCAGCTCTTTCTCTTGTTGAAACTGCAAAGTCGATAGCAGAGTAATATACAAG